CATTTACAGGAAGTTTGTTTGGTACTGCCAGTTGGGCAACAAATGCTTTAACTGCTTCATATACTCCCGCAATTGCAGGTACAGACAATTATATACCTAGATTCAATGGTACAAGTGCATTAGAAAATAGTGTAATGTATGATGATGGTGCTAACGTAGGTATTGGTACTACTAGTCCTGTTGGAAAATTACACATTGCCGCAACATCAGGAGTTGCATCACCTGGCTCTACAGCCTTAGCAATTAGAGATGCAGGTAGTCCAACTTTTGGATTTGATTTTAATTTAGAAGGAGTTTCTACTGGTGATTTATCTTTAACAAGGATTGTATCTGGTGTTAGATCACAGGTAATGACATTTGATAGAGCTAACGGTAACGTAGGTATTGGCACTACTAGTCCTGGACAAAAACTTTCCGTTGTTGGAGATGGGTCATTTACAGATACACTATCAATAACAAAAGGAGCTAGTGATACTGTACAGCAAGGCTCTTCATTGTATTTAATTGGTGGCTCAGGTGCATCATATACTCAACTCCAGCAAGGTGTAGGAAGATTCATAATTTTTGGATTTAATGGATCGGGTTGGGCTGAACGATTTACCATAAATAATACTAGTGGTAACGTAGGTATCGGCATTTCTAATCCTTCTCAAAAATTAACAGTAGACAGTGGGAATATATATGTTTCTCAAGGTGGTTTTATTGGGTATAGAACAGACGGTGGTACAGGTTTAGAGGTTAATGGTGGGGATTTGAGCCCTGGTTCTTTTATTGCAAGATTTAAAGACTATAGTAACAATGATAAGGTAGTTATTAATGGAATTGGCAATGTAGGTATTGGTACTACTAGTCCTACTGAAACATTAGATGTAAGAGGCGTTGTTAGAATTTCTAGAAGTGGTGTTAACGATAGTGGTATTCTTGCATTTGGAAATTATTTATCTGGAGCAGGATATTATGATAATGGAATATTTAGAAGTGCTCTTAATGCTCCTAATACCGCAGGAAACCTACTCCATATAGCTTCCTATGAAGGATTAGTATTTACTACTTCAGCTAACGCATTTGGTAGCCAAGCAATAAGAATGTATATACATGGATCTACAGGACACGTGGGTATTGGCACTACAAGTCCATCTTATAAACTAGACGTTGTAGGCGAAGGTAGATTTGGAAGTAACTATAAAGCAATTGTAGGTGATGATGGAACATATGGTGGGTATTCTACTATAGGATTTGGAGGTACTTCAAATGGATATAATAGAATATTTGGTCAAACTGGCACTTCTGATGGTTTATACCTAGCATCAGCAACAGGCCGAGGAATTTCATTTAGAGTCAATGGTGGTACTACAGATAATATGTTTATCAACTCTAGTGGTAACGTAGGTATTGGCACTACAACCCCAGGAACTAAATTAGATGTAGCAGGACCATTAGGAAATTTAGTAGGTGTAGGTGGTAGTACACTTAGACTTGTGAATACAGATACTGGTAACGCTGCAAGTATTACAGCAGGTATCACGGGAGTAACAAATGATGGGATGCAATTCTCAACAGATGGTACTGTTAGAATGATTGTTGCTTCTGGTGGTAATGTAGGTATTGCCACTACTAGCCCATCATATAAATTAGATGTAAATGGTTCTACGAGAGTAGTAGGTAGTATTACAGGACAAAATAGTAGTAATACTACTCGTTACGAATTTGCTCCTGATTTAGCTTATACCTATGTAGGTGTAGCAGCAGGTTTAGGTACATATAAAATCAATTCCGGAGCAGCATCGTTAACTAGCATGTTGCGAATGAAATCAGCATCTACTTATGGATGGTTAGAAGGAATCCAACGATACTTTAATGGTACCGTTATTTCAGATGGCTTATGTGCAGAGGTAATTTCAACTGCAGGAACATTGGTATTTTTAACTAGTGATGCAGAATGGGGCATTGCAGATGCGGATGTAGTTGCAAAATCAAATGGATTGTTAGGCATTGCATTAAATGCTACTTCAAATATTGGTGATACGGTACATGTTATGATTGATGGTATTATTTCTTTGTATAGTAATCATGATCAACTTGCAACTCCTATAACACCAGGTGCACCAATATATGTTTCAACAACGGGTGGTAATGTTACTGAAACTGCACCATCTGGAACTGGAGATGTTGTTAGATTAGTTGGCCATAATATTTGGGGCACAACAAGCGGCCAAGATGTGGCCATCATTAGATTCCAACCGGATGCAACTTGGATAGAGTTATAATATGTCAATAAGCAAATTAAATAACATATCATGGAGTTCCATTGTTAAAGTCGATGGAATCGCAAAAGCATCTATTGCAAAAGTTTCGGGGGAATCAACAGTTGCTATCCAAACTGCAACTTTAAGCGCTACAAAATATGCTTGGTATGTAGTAGAAAATACTAGTTGGTCTCCAGCAGTAAATGCAATTTCTGCAGGTAATTTATATTCATCGTCTTTAAATATAAATAGTTCAGTTATCCCTACAAAAGGTTTCTCATTATATCATAATCATAGAATGAATCTACAATTTGATTTAAGCAGTTATTCTACATCTTCTATATTAAGTGCAACACTATTACTTGATGTAAATAGCATTACTACAACAGCAACTCCAAATCAAGTATATGTTTTAGATTTAGGAGGTGCTACATTTATTTTTCCAGTTCCACCTGTAACTGATCCGAGCGGCACCACCGCCGCTTTGGCAAATTATTCTCTAGTATACCAATCCGGAAGTCTTACTGAATATGCTACCGATACTATAAACAACACTGGATTACATGAATTAAATTTTAGTGCAGCTGCAATTACTACTGCTAATACACATCCTTCTGTATATAGTATGGCTTTACTTACTTATCATGACCGTAATAATATAGCACCATCGTTATATAATCAATATTTAGTACAATTAGGTAGTATACCTCAATTAAAAATAACATATCAATAATGAAAAATAAGACACTTATATTTGAGACACATCAAATTTCATTTTCATCAAGTTTTGCAATGTCTGGCGTAGAACAAATAATGATGGATTGGGGAGCTCCATTAATGCAAGCTCATGCCCAAATAGTATGTCACAATCAAGGTGATGTTTTAGAAGTTGGTTTTGGAATGGGTATTTCATCAACATATATTCAACAACTCAATCCTACGTCTCATACTATCATAGAAATACATCCTGAAATATTTGCTCGTGCTCAAGTGTGGGCAGCAGATAAACCTAATGTAACATTGATCTTTTCGGATTGGTATGATTGTATAGATACATTAGCAACTTATGATGGAATATTTCTTGACACTTATGGTGATATCCACCACTATGAATTTGCTCAGCATGTTCCTCAATTAGCCAAACCGGGAGCACGTTTTACGTGGTGGAATAATTTGCCGGCTCAACAAAATGTATTTGATTTAACTGATGTAACTTATATTGAATATGAAGTTAATCCTCCACAAAATACTTATTTTAATCACAATACATATTACTTACCAGTAAAAATATTTGGATAGAAAACAAAATATACTTATATTTATAATAAAGAATACAGGAAATATATCATGGCTTTACAAGTAACAGGATCATTTAAATTGACTAACGGAACATTTGCCGTTAATCCAGAAATTTTAATGTGCCCAAATCTACCTTATCGCAACGTGTTGAATTTACAAGCACAAGTTGTATTAACGACATCAGGTAGTGCTCCAATGCCTAGCCCAATGAACCCAGGTTATTACACAGTAGATAATCTTTACTACAACAACATTGATTTAGAACTTCTTCCAACGTCATCATTGGATAATCCATATGCTGCATTGATTGAATCTTTGGATCAACATGTAAAAGAAGATTTAGAAGCAAAACAACCAGATTGTACATTTAACATCATCTGATATAAAACAAACAAGTTATTATGGAAACAACCGAAAAAAAGTTTTTAACTGAAGAAGAACAAAAGTCATTGCAAGAACTACGTAACATGCAACGTGGTATTGTAGTTGAATTAGGCGAAATTGAATTGATTAAATTGCAACTAGCAGAACGCAAAGAAAATGCTAAAAAGTTTCTAGAAGAAGCTGCAGGCAAAGAAAAAGATTTCAGCAAAGAGATCTTTGAGAAGTACGGCAAATGCACAATCAATCCAGAGACATTTGAAATTGACGTTATTGAAGAATAATTGAAAATTCAAAATCAAATTAGCGAGTCAGAAATGGCTCGCTTTTTTTGTGGGCATACATTTGGAATCATGTAAATATTTTCATACAATATAATGAAAGGACAACTTATGACAACAACATCAAGAAAACTAGATAAAGAACATCTAGAATCACTTCAAAATCTGCGAGAATCGTTTGCTAAGAATGCGTCTCAACTAGGTAGCGTAGCATTGGAACAAATGGCTATGACTCGTCGATTAGACTTCTTAAACGCAGAGCAAGAACGGTTATATACAGAATTTGAAACACTGCGCGAACAAGAACAAGAATTAATAGAAAAAATGCGTGAACGCTATGGCGACGGCCAAATCAACATAGCAGAAGGCATATTTACTCCAGATTCAGGTTTGGCAGAATAAACCCATATTTATTATTAAAAATCATAGGAGTATTAAATGGCAGAAAGATTAATATCAGCAGGCGTATTTACGAATGAAGTAGATCAAACGTTTTTACCTTTTGCGATTGCACAAATTGGTGCAGCAATCGTCGGTCCGACGCAAAAAGGGCCTGCATTAGTTCCTACACAAGTACGTAGCTTTTCGGAATTTACAGCAACATTTGGATCATATACAGATGAATCATATGTACCGTTCGTAGTAGAAGATTATTTGCGTCAAGGTGGGGGAGTTATTACAGTAACACGTTTATTGTATGAAGATGGATACAAATTAACTAATGGTGCATTAGCAATCATTGCAAAATCAGGTTCTGGTGCTACTAAAGTTGAAGTTGTAACGCACGTGTTGCATCCAACTCAAGCAGTAACAACGGATGGTGCTACGGCATTATTTGAAGATTCTGTATTATTAGACGCTGGGTCTGGTTCATTTGCAATCAAAATTTCAGGATCATATGCAGCAGCATCGGATTCCGCAATTGGATTTGATGGTTCATTCTTAGTTGCAGAAGGAGTTGCAATTTCTGGTTCAGTTGTTTCAACAAGCAATAAATATGTTGCAACAGTATTCGGAAATTCACCAAAGTCAACTGATTATCCAGTTTACGTTCAATATGAAAATCCGACTGCATCTAGTTTGTTTGCAAACCTAGGACATGTAACTACAGAATTAGCAATTCTTTCAAATTATGAATTTTTGCAAGATTATCAAACTGCAGTTACCCCATGGATCACCTCACAAAAAATTGGTAGCGTAGCTAAAAACTTGATTCGATTCCATACTTTATCTCATGGTAACAATGTTAACTATGAAACAAAAGTTGCAATTCGAGATATTAGAACATCTGCAGAAGTTTCTGATCCAAATGGATATCCAACATTTACGGTTGAAGTTCGCAGAGTAAACACTGCAAATATTCCTAATTCAGTATATGGCTTAATTAGTGATACTGATTCTTCTCCAGCAGTTGAATCGTTCTTAAACGTTAACTTAGACCCAATGTCACCTCGTTATGTTGCAAGAGTAATTGGCGATCAATATCAAACAGTAACTAATGACGGTGTTGAAGTTATCAATGAAGATTATCCAAATCAATCTCGTTATATTCGCGTAGAAGTAACAGACAGTGTAGCAAACAAGACCAATGAAAAAACATTGTTTCCATTTGGATTCCGTGCTCTAGTTTCAACAATACCAAATGCATCCGGTTCATTGAATTTACGTGCAGCGCAATATACAACATCTCAAGTTGTTTCCGGACAATTTAGCACAAATAACTTGTTAGGATTCAATTTTGGTGTTGCTAGCAACATGGCTTATTTAGGAGTAACTCCTACTTCAGGCTCAACAACTGGTAGCAATTCAGATTTCTATTTAGGTGATGTTAGTCAAGATTCACAAGTAGGTTTCCCGACATTGGCAACTGCATATTCAGGGTCATTGGAAACTGCATTGACAGCAGGAACATTTACTGATAATATTTCAGTAACAACTCGTAAATTTGCTGTTCCATTCCAAAGTGGTTTTGATGGAGCTAAACCAAACTTGAAAAAATATGCAGGTACGCATATTGCATCATCAAATACATTTGGGTTTGATTGTTCAAGTGCGTCGTCAACTGGTACGGTTGCATACAACAAAATATTCAATTTATTGAGCAATACTGATTATTATGATATGAATTTGTTAGTTACACCTGGTATTGTAACAAGTCTTCATTCTGCTGTAACCAATTTAGCTCAAAATTTGGTAGAAGAGCGTCAAGATACATTCTATGTAATGGATTCAAATGCTTTAACTGATAACATTGCAACAGTAGTAAATCAAGTAACAGGTATTGACAGCAGCTATACTTCAACATATTGGCCATGGGTAAAAATTATCAACCCATCAAACAATATTCCAACATGGGTACCACCTTCAGTAGTAGTTCCAGGTGCATTGGCATTCAATGATGCTGTAGCTCAACCATGGTATGCACCAGCTGGTTTGAATCGTGGAGGTTTGACTCGAGTATCTGATACATATGTAAGATTGTCACAAGCTAATCGAGATACATTGTATAATGCACGTGTTAATCCTATTGCGAACTTCCCTAACGAAGGAGTAGTAATTTGGGGTCAAAAGACACTACAAGCTCGTCCAAGTGCATTAGACCGAGTAAATGTACGACGTTTGTTGATTGCTGTTAAGAAATTTATTGCATCATCGACTAAATACCTTGTATTTGAACAAAACACAGATGCAACTCGTTTGCGTTTCTTGTCAATTGCTAATCCTTATTTGGAAAATATAAAAAACAAACAAGGATTATTTCAATTCCGAGTAGTTATGGATCAAACAAATAACACTCCAGATTTAATTGATCAAAACATTTTATATGGTCAATTATTTCTTCAACCAACTAGAACGGCTGAATTTATTGTGTTAGACTTTAATATTCAACCAACAGGCGCTAGTTTCCCTGAATAGTATTAAATTCATCAAAATAAAGGTAGGACTTCGGTTCTACCTTTTTTACTTTCACTCATATTTATATAAAAAAGAAAAAGAGGATATAACATGGCATTAACTCCAACGTTACCGGATATTAGTCAAGATGATTTATTCAACAGTGCATTTTCATGGGAACCGAAATATACTAATCGGTTTATCATGTATTTGGGCGGAACAAACATTCCAGCATATCTAATCAAAGCATCAGCACTTCCTAGTATCACTAACGGTGAAATTGTTTTAGATCACATCAACATTGATCGCAAAGTAAAAGGAAAATCACGTTGGAATGATATTTCTATTACGTTGTATGATCCAGTTACTACAGAAGGAGCACAACAAGTAATGGAATGGATTCGTTTTCATCATGAATCATTAACAGGTCGCGACGGATATTCTTCTGATTACAAACGAGATGTTCAATTATATCAATTATCGGCTCTAGGAGAAAAAATTGGCAACTGGACATTGAAAGGTGCATTTATTTTAGATGCAAACTTTGGTTCAATGGATTGGGGAACAGAAGATGCAGTAATGATTGAAATGACATTAAAATACGATTACGCAATTCACGAATATTAAAAATCATTGTTTAATGGGGGTATTTGCCCCCATTTTTCATGTTCGCACATATTTATAATAAAGTTATAGGAGTTTTTATATGAGTGGAATGACAGACCGAGTT